GCAGGTAAGCTTTCGATAAAGTCATAGATTGATCCGAATATAGCCTTTAGCACTTTAACAGCGGAAATACCGATACTCACTATCTGCGCTAAAATTTTAGCTATCTTTCGAGCGATTTCCGGCATGTTTTTCCCGAGCTTATCATTCAGCCACTGGATAAATTGCTGAAACTCCTTGATATACGGCTGGAGATACTTAATTAGGTAATAAGCGATCCATTCTTTCAGCATTTTCAGCTTGACCTGCAGAGACTGTACATCATAGCCGATTTCACGGATCCACTGAAGCTGGTTATCCGCATCCACCGGGGTGGCCAGTTCGTTCATTTCATTCCGGAGGCGGAAAAACTGTTCCCGAAGTTCGGGGATCCATGCGATATCTTCCTGCGATACGCCCATGACCTTCATGGTTGTAGAAAGTGCCTTAGCAGAATCCTTTGTGATCCACATTTGAGACGCCAGCTTCTTGTACTCCATGTCCGCCGCGGCCACATCTTTGATTGTGTTGTAGGCAGCCTTCCCAACTCCGACAATCGCGGCAGCAACAGCAATAATAGGAGCCGCTCCTTTAATAGCATTAATCGATTTTCCCAGCTGGCTAATGGCCATCATGGCAGAATTAAAGCTGCCGGTATCTATATCAGCGCCAATGCCGACAAGATATTCTTCTATTACATTTCCTGCCACTTGTTAACTCCTTTCTGCAGCGTCTCTGGCACGGGCTGCGTTTTCTGCTTTCACGAAGATAATTTCATGGGCGTCAAGCAAATCGTCAAAATCATAAGTGCCATCAAACACTTCATGCTGCCGCCACATGCCGGCCGCTACAGGTGCATAGGCAAAACTATCAACGGTGGGATAATCCATCGGCGTAAATTTTAGGATTTCGGTTCCGATTCGGCCGGTATCAGGCCGGCCCCTCCGAAAAAACCCCCGACATTGAACAGGAATGCCCTTACCGTAAGCGCAATCACTGCCCCGGCGTCATACGCCAGATCTTCAATCGCAAAACTCCCATCTTCTTTTAAAATAGGTTCCGGGAGAAGCTGTCCGCCAACATCATTCAGTTTCACCACCGTTTTCAGAAGCATTGTCTGTATTTCCTCAAATTCATGACGAGGAACGGCCGGCAGTACCTTTGATATGGATTCTACCGATATATTTTCTCCGGGTTTCCCCTTTCCCATGAGCGGAGCTACAATACCTGCAGATTTAAACGCAATGTAGGATGCCGACCGAGCGTCCAATTTAGACAGGCGATATTTATTGCCGCCCACCTCTATGATCTGGGTTTTCTGTTTAGGTTCCATTCATTTCCTCCTAAAGTTACACCGGATTATTTACAATATCGGCACACATCAGTGTCCACGTGACACGCTGCCCTTGTGATTGGTACGGAACATCGGCTTCTTTTTGCGGAGATACGCCGCTGCAGACATGAGAGCCTCCGGTGCTCGTATTTTTGAGCAGCATGGATGTACCCGCCCACTGCGAAGTAGGAGCTGACCAATGTGCCTGAAACCATTTCATAAGCCATAGATGAAGCGGAGATGTCTGCTGTGTCTCAATGGTTACTGTACCATTATTCCCCGCAATTTTAGATATCATGACAGAACCGTCAGCAGCGATATCATGTGACGTGCGTTCCGTAGCTTTCGATACAGAAACAGAACCGACACCATTTCCGGTAAAAATAAAATCTCCAACCACGTCAGAGTGGATGGAGCCGACCAGATCGGTAAAACTATAAGTTGTTTGTGCCATAATTCATCCTCCTTTTACCGATTGACATAAACGTCGATTGTAACAAACTCAATGGCGCCCGCCAGTTTCACGCATACATAAATCGGCGGCGCTTTTCTTGCGTCACGGTCAGCCTGAGGCTGTGAATCAATAGGTTCACTCTGTACAAGATAACCGCTTGCCAGATAATCTCCGTTTTCAAGATTTAGCACTTCACCGCCATTCCATTTACCCGGAGCGATAAATCCGGTATTGACATACTTATTGCAGGCTACATTAATAACATTCACAATAGACGCAACGCCGCCCTCTGTTTGCGGTACTTTCCGCGTAGATGTGAGTAGATCCATGACATTGAGCATGATATCATTCTTCAGCATGTCAATATTGAGTATCTCGTCAAAAGACGTACCGTCTGCCATGCACCCCTGCTGCAGAATGTTATATTCTTCAGCGCGGCAGACATAAACATTACCGTTATTTCCTGCGGCCGTCATAGATCCGCAGATAAATGCCACTTGGGCTTCTGTGAGATTATCCGGTGTCACGCCGGGGAGACGCTTATAAGCGAGAGTATAAGAAGAATTATTTGTTCCCCTATTCGCCCCCATCGCATATCCAATAACAGCCGCCACTGCATCTGGAGTATCTCCTTGTGCGCAATACAGACCAAAAGAACGACGATAGGATTTCTTCTTTAGCTTTTCAAAAATCCCCGTCTTTTCCTCTCCGGCATCTTCTTGAGAATTAGATAGGTTATTTTTGCTTGAAGTCGTATAAGCAAGAAGCGTATCGGGCTGTGCATTTTCTACCCAATCTGCCAAGGCTTCAATTTCTTTATCTGTCGCACCGAGAGGAATTAGCACATACCATTCTCCATTAGCCGCACGGCAGGCTTGTGCTGCAGCCAGTTTATCCTTGTCCTTGGTTACCTGAACACCGACCGCAAGACGAGACGGAGCAAGTGTCGCAGAAAAATACAGCTTGGCTGCCTTATATTCTGCGCTGTCCGGTTTAAATCCGTCTTCCAGTAATGCATCGGCGCTTGTATAGATACGCACCCGTTCTGATTCGGGAATAACATTGCTTTTCCCTAGAATGAGTGCCATATTGAATCCTTTTCTCTTGGCTGCCTTGGCCGCCAGGTTGACCTGGATATCAATGATTGTTTTCAGTGATAATTTCGCCATTTACGGAATCACCCTTTCTTTATCGTAATACCGCCGCCATAAAGAATGACATCGGAAGTACCGGAACGGTTCGCATCCACTTTTTTGACGGGAACTTCTTTAATACTTCTGATGTTTTCTTCAAATAGCAGCTGGTTATTGAACCGAAGTGTAAGGTCGGTTCGTTCAAACCACATATTGTTAAAAAGCTCCGGTACATACTGTGGTGTATCAGAGCCAGGAATGATAAATATATTTGCAGAACGGAGCACAGAAGAACCGTCAAGAAACGTATGCCGAAGATGTACCAAACGATCATAACCATTGGGACCGTATGCGGTGAAAATAACCTGCAATACACGGGTAGCATAATGCTCCCGCAGCAGGTCTTCTCCGTCATCTTTCCAAAGTTCATGTATTGACTGCGACACATCGTCACCGTTTGCGTCGATGATGGCAACATCCTCTTCCATCGTCCAATCGGGATTACCGAGCGGCGGATAGGTCATCCGCACCGGCGGCTTTGTTTTCCTGTATGCTTTGTCAGGATCATATCCAAGCGCCGTCATAGTCGCGCGATAAAACGCCGTTTTTAGAGCTCGCATAGTCTGAACAGGCATTTATACCACCTCCCCGGAGAGACGAGTACATATTCCGCGATAAAATCCATAATCCTTATCCGGGAAAACGGCTACAATCTGATACTTTTCGTTATTCCAGACAAGAACATCTGAAAAGCCGTTTTCTTCAAGCTGCCCTGTTACATAAATCGGTTCAGTGGAAAGAATTTTCATGGCCCCCGTCTGCCGGTTCCCTTCCGGAACCTTCTGCAGATCTCTTTCGGTAGCTACAGTAATAATCCCATGGAACTGAAGTGTAGACGGAGTTCCATTCTTGATGAATTCTCCATTTTCCCATACGCCAAATAAACGTAGAATGGTATAATCCTGTGATAATCGAGAGGAATGAATCACGCTTGACAAATTAATCATCGGCTATTTCTCCCTCACAACGTAAACAATGGAATCTCTCAATTCTCCGCTGTCAACAAGCGGCTTATCGCTTCCTTTTAATTTCACCGTTTTGGGATCATTACGTGGCCACCCGTTGCGCGGATCCTTAAACCATGCCCGGCATGCATTCTGCGCGGTCATTCCCGTGCTTGTAATAGCCTGTTCCATCGCGTCCGCATTCCCGTCGGCCGCGGCCTTGACTATTTTAGAGAACTGCAGCGCTATTTTTTCTTTTTTTGCCTTGATAGCTGGTTCTAAAACAGGACGAGGCGGAGAATGCCAGAGAGGGGAACCGTGGGACTGAATATACAGAGAGAAAGCCTCGCTGTATTTAAGCCCCCTGTCCATCCCTTCCTGCATTTCTTTTCGCATGGCCTTTCTTCTTGTTCCATGGGTGTGGATGTAGAGAAGCTCTGCATTATTAATACCTTCTTCCTTTCGGCTTGATGTCTGCTGTGGTATGCCAACCTGAATCTGCCTTTTCTGCAAGCCTTGTAACCTTTTAACGAGCCCGGCAAATCCGCCATTGTACTCGTTATGCTCAACTTTACCTTTTGAGTTCACCATACATACATCCCGCCTTTGCCGACCATTTTGGCCAGTGTTGCAAACTGCACACCGAAGGTTGTTAATTTGAACCCTGCCCATCCGTTCAAGTCCTGCGTCAATGCCGACAAATCCATAGAATGGGAAACACCGTCCGCACTTTCGCTTGTAACGACGCCTGCCGTGGCAGCGGCAGAAAGAACAGAGGAAGCAGACGCTCCCTCTGGCTACAAACTCTGAAGATAGAGGGAGCAAAAATGAGCGATAAACAAACCGATAGCATGTTTCCACATGGAATGATATCGCCCGCTGCTGACACAGGCGTTTCCAAGTTCCACATACATATCCAGCGCAGCGTCAGGGATTAACCCCTTAAACTGCGGATACAAAGACAGAAAATCCGCCTTTGAATATGCCGGATTATCTCCATGCTTGATATTAGATGCCTGCGTTATAATTCCTATCACGATTTTTACCCCCTTTCTTTATTATTTGCTTTTGGTTCTTCTTGTCGTTTTCGGTTTTACTTCGGATTCAGGTTCAACTTCATCATCGGATACAGCGTCTTCATCTTCCTCTGATTCTGTTTCTCCGGAATTTTCATCAGGATCTGCAGGTTCGGATTCAGAAGCAGGAGGCGCTACAGGTTCAGAGGCGGCATTCATTACATCCGCCTCTGTTTTTGTGTCGCTATCCTGCGCAACGATGAGGTCTCCATCTTTTGCGGCAAGGTCAAAGAGCCATGTCTTTTGAATCCATGACGGAGCGTTTTCCATTTCCATTCCGCCGCGGGAAGTGAATTTCTCCCCGTCAAGTTCAAAGCAGAATTTCTTTTTTGTCAGAATGATCATAAATTTCCTCCTGTTAAATACCGTCAAAGTAGCGAACCGGCTGATAATAATTGAACTTAACCTGCCCAATCTGTGCAGCGAACAAAGTCAGATACGCGGCGCGTTCCACGGACGGCTGGGTCATAGCGCGGGTAATAGGAACAGTAATATCAAAGTTTACCTTGTCTTCATCGTTGACATAAACCACCATGCGGTTAGTCTTACCGGTCCCTGCCTTAATGCACCAGCGGCACGGTTCAATAGCAATATCCACGCCCTGATTTTTTGCGATATTATTCTGCAGCAGATATTCAAGGATGGAAATATTCCCGGCGTCGGATACTTTCTGCTTTACAATAAACGCATAGTTTTCCGGCGGAATCAGAATATGGTTCGGCATACCGGACAGGTCATATTCAGCCGCTTTCCACGCTTCCACAAGAGCGTTATTGATATCCTGCAGGATTTCATCCGCCGTCTTTTTCGTCCAAAGCGGAGAACCCGCCGCACCGTTTACAACAGTGCCAACCGTGACTTTCTTGTCGTTAATCAGACCGGAAGTGCCGAGGGAATCAAACCCGAGGTATACGTTCTTGTCAATAGTCTTGTTGTAGTTGAGACGAATGCCTTTATCAAGCATATCTTCCAGAGAACGTCCAATCTGCTGCATCTTAGCCTGGTCAACAAACGGAACCTGCATAGCATGCATCCACGTAAAGGTTTTGAACAGGTTTTTGCTGGTGCTGACCTGCATTACCGGAACCGCGGTCGTACCGGATCCGACAATGGAATAATCATTGGCACCGGTAGTTCCATAATCAACGTCAAAAGTGGACGTGAAGTCTACCCATCCGCCGCCAGTTTTGGCAACGATGTCACGCTGCCAGGTGACAGAAGAGAGAGGCTCCCTAATTTTCGGGTCTACCTTTTCGAGTTCGCCCACAAGATAAGCCATGCCGGACGCAATTGCCGCATCATAAGCAGAGCCATAAAAAGCCTGTTTGCCGCCTGCGCGCATAGCCGCGTTGGCCGCGCCCATCATTCCGGCATTCGGTGTAAACATAGAAACAGCATTATTTCCCATTATTTTGTACCTCCTTCTATTACGCATTCAGACGGGTCAGAATAGTGATTTCTGCCACGCCGTTAGCGTCTACATAACCATTTGTCCACTGCACATTGGTAAGCTGCACGGTGTTAGCACCATCAGCTACAGCCTCAAATCCGCCGACAACTCCGCTGGAAATTGCAGAATTAGCTTTGATGCGGACAAATACGGCTCCGCCCGCTTTCGGTGTACCGTTATTGCATTTAACAACAACAGATCCACGATTAATTGCAGAAACGAGTTCCTGCTCATTGTAAGCTGTTTCGTTCTGATCATTGTAAGAGACAGCCTGTTTAACTACACGGAGCGCAACACCGCCGAATTTGGCGGCGGTAAATGTAGCGCCCACCGAAGAATAAGTATTGTCGTCATTCGCCGCCAATGCTGCGCCAAACGGTACCGCGGCAGAGCCCTCTTTCAGCTGGCGGGATGTAACGACATCGTCCGGGGTTCTTGCATATGTCCCCGGGAACCCGTAATTCATAGATACTCCAATTGCTTTTCCACTCATTGTGTTTTCCTCCTTTTAGTTCTTTTTGTAATGCGGATTATATTTATCCCGAATCATGCGACCAAGTTCGCGGTCATCCATGGCTTTGTCTTTTGCCTTTTTGCGGCCGTTTTCTTTTGCTTTCATAATAGCGTCATATCCATCATCGTGAATGTTGCCGCGAATCAGATCTGCAAGACTATCTGCAGCTTTCTTTCTCTGGCTTTTGGGTAGAGCCGCTACAACCGGCTTCAATGCACTGATAGCTTTCAGAGCGGCGTCACGGGCAGCTTTGGCTTCTTCCTCGTCTTCCGGCTCTACAACGTCTTCTTCGTCATCTTCCGCTTCTTCCTGCTTGGCATTGATTTCTTTCGGATCAACTTCTACATCACTTTCGTCATGGGTTTCTTCTTTTTCGCCCTTGAGCTCTTCTTCTAATGCGTCCAGCGCATCAGATTCCTCTTCCGGCTTTTTATCCGGCTTTTCAGAAAGAGCGGCAATAGCGTCTTCAATCTTTTTGAGACGTGCGTCGAGTTCTGCATCGATGGTGCTCTTCGGCTCTTCTTTTTTCTCTACTACCGGAACAGCCGGTGCCGGATTACCTTCATCAGAAGCAGGCTTCATTTTTGCCGCTGCTTCCAGATCTTCCGGAGTGGTGTCGCTGTCATGCGCAAACGCAGAAAGCATACGCCCCCAGATACTGTTTTTACTTTTTTCTGACATTGTTTTTCCTCCTTTTCGTGAATCACGAATAGAAACTTTGTGTCCGGCGCGCCCTTCTTCGACGACGGCTACATGATTACCGCGGATTTCCAGCTGTACATAAGTGTCG